AGTTAAATTCGAAGTCGCCCACGTCTGCACCCAACACCACCGAATACACCACGGCGTTGCTGTTCACCATGCCCGTTTTGCTGACGGCCTGGCGATGCACGATTTGTTCTGCAGGTGGAAGGCCTTCGGTACGGTCAATGGGATCGGTGATGTTCAGGTTCGGCACACTGGCGAACACGAACTCGTCCAGCGTAAGTACGCCGCCATTGGCTGCTTCCTGCGCTTTAAGTGCCTCAAAGGCCTGGGTGATAACGGTCTGACTCATAAAAGCACCTATATTTTTGCGCCAAAGACGGCGTTATTTTCGTTTTGTGATACAGCGGGAAATACCATGTACTCCCCGTATTCCCTGTCAGTACCGGACACAGATTCACGGGCGCTGTAACAGATCAGCTCCCCTTCATCCCATCCGGCATTGATAAAAAGTTTCAGCGTCGAAATCACTTCATACTGATAACGGCGGCAGGTACGCCCGTACTGGCGGATTATCTGGATCATCAGCTCCGTATTCGCAGCCAGCTGGCTGTCAGAAACGCGCACCGAGATAATGTCCCAGTCAATGCCTGGCTGACGCTCAACCAGCTCCACATACCCGATGCCGAGGCGTTCAAAGATGGCGATAAAGCCTGCAACCGACCCGGCATCACGGGCATTCACAAAGGCATACGCGACACGTTTGCGGAACAAGGCCAGCGGCTCATGTTTGAACCGGGTAATGTCCCTGTCCCATGCCAGCAGGTTCAGCAGCGACTCATTACAGGTGAGCGGATCAAACTGGTTAACTGGCCAGGTGATCCAGCCATACACCCGCGCCCAGAACTGCCGGGCGGCGGAAAGCAACTTTTTCGGCTCCCCGTCATTCATCCAGAACGGTAGTGCCAGTAATGCCAGCTTTTTCAGAAAATCAGGCATCTTTCAGCTCCACGGTCAGGTCAGACAGACGCGGGACACTCAGATCGCTGACGATATCGGTCAGCGAAAACGCCAGGGAGTCGATCACGGCGTAGGCTTTGTGCAGCTCACGCCCGAGGTTTGAAAATGAAAACCGGTCATACGGCCAGGTGCGCTTCACGTCAAAATCACTGTTTTCCCGGAACGCGCTGCGGATCAGGTTTTCAACGCCCGATTGCAGGGCGGTATATTCATCCACAGCAAGATTCGCCAGGTTCTCCACGTACACGGTCACAGTCAGCTGATGCAGGGTTTCCGGCATGGCGAAACACTGCATATCATCGCCATGCCCGTGGTGGCCCTGCCCGGTGATATGGTCATTTACCGCGTCAATAAACGGCTGCGAGATGACGCCCGTATCAAGCAACAGATAAGCGTTCGCCGTACCTGGCCCCCGTGGTGCGTCATGCTCAAAATAAATGCGGTCAATACTCAGCCCGGCCACGCTGGCAATCATTGAGCGGTACACCGCGTCAGTGTGGTAATTACCCACCAGGTTGAACTGATTCCGGCAGCGTTCACGCAGCTCGTCATCGCTCTCTTCATCCGCGCCCGGCGTGGTCAGCCAGTCATCCTCGTTCACCACGCGACTGATACCCGCCACGGCCACGGGCAAAATACGGTAGTAGCCCGGAGCAAGGTTCCATGCGCCGCCCGTGGCGGAAGCTGTTACAGGGATCAGGGCGCTGGCCATATCGGCGGTAATGGTAAAGTCCGCCGTAGTGTCCAGCTCGTACACCACCCCGTTAATGCGCTCAGTCTGGATACGCGTTCCCGCCTTCACCGTGACCACGGCGCGGGCATCCGTTTTGTAAAAGCGAATGACACCCTGGGCGGCAACGGCGGGTTTCGGCGTCACGTTCACCGCCCACGCCAGCAGGCGCAGCAGCTGACCAGATGCCGTAGCCACGAACATGTTCGCCAGCACCGTGGATACCAGAACGTCCTTAAGCCACAGAACGGGCGTGGTCACGATGGCAGTGATCAGCCGCCAGAAGGGCGACATGCGGGAGGTATTGGTAATCAGCCCCTCTTCTGCCGCGATGGCGTTGAACTGCGTGCGCAGCTCCTCCGCCGTGGTCGGCATTCCGCTTTTCTTCACCACTTCGTTAAAATCAACATCCGGCTTCGTTGTCATAATTCCGCCCTAACCGATACCGAACCAAAATCCCAGGTGCCTGCGGTGATCCACAGGCGCTTCGCGCTTTCTTCTGTGATCACCACCGTTCCTGGCTCTATTCGCTCATCACTTTCAATAAGTAATTCCAGCCGGGTTAAAATATCTCCGCGCATGGTCGGGCTGCGCTCAGCAATTAATTCAGTAGCAAGACCGCTTTCCAGAATTGAATGCACAATGTCCTGCCCGATACTTTGCTTGTTATTGCAAAGCACGGGCTCATTACCGGAGTTGAGAACAAAATCCCGCCCCTCAATCAGTAAATCAATATATAAAAGTTCACTCATTGCATTTCACTCCATTCCGCAAGCTGTCCCGGTGTTATTGCTTCTTTCGGATAGATATTTACCTGCCCGAAATGCTTGCTCTGGTCGGTAACAGATTTAGCGTTGCTGTTAATGGTTTTGCTGATACCACCTTTATCAACACCCGTTAATTTCCCGCCCGTGGATAACGTATTTTGCGTTACGGGCTGTTCACCACTTCCCCCGGCAAGCGAAATATCCACGCCCGGAATCTTATTCAGCTTTTCTACAATCCAGTTCCATGAATTTAAAAACGTGGCTTTGATGGTATTCCAGACATTGTCGAATAAGCCCACGATGCCGCTTGCCATTCCCGCCAGTGAATCCAGCGGAGAAAAGCCGGTAAGCAGTGCCACAAAACTGTTCCAGCCATCGGTGATTGTCTGCCAGGCACTCTGGAACACTCCGGCCACCCAGTTCACCGCTTCGGCCAGCACCTTAAACGCTGCGGTGTTCATCACCGCCGCTTTGATGGCTTCCCAGTTCTTAACCAGTAACCAGCACCCGGCAACCAGCAGGGCAATCGCGCCAATGATCAGCAATACCGGCCAGCTCATCAGGTTGATGCCTATCCCGGCCATCACCGCCGCCATACGCACCGCCAGCAGGACACCGCGCAGAACGGCCAGCCCGGCATTCCAAACGGCGACGGCCTTCGTGGACAACCAGACTGCTGCGGTATACAGCTTCGTCACTGACGTCAGCGCCGCCCAGATACCGCGCAGCCCGGTCATCACGAAGAACGACACCCCCATAACAACATTCGCCAGCGCCCCGGCAGCGGCCATGCTTAACACCGCCAGCGTCACATACCCCACGACGCGGGCGATGTTGGGAAACATCTGCATCCACTTCACAAAGGTGGCACCCATATCGGCCAGCTTATTAAGCAGCGGATACAGCACGGGCAGCAGCGTCAGCCCGATCACGGTTTGCGCGGCATTCAGGATGGCCACAAATCTGTCCCACGGCTTGACCATCTTCGCGGCCATTTCCTGGGTACGTTTCAGACCGTCAGAACCGCCCAGCTCAGTGATGTTGCGCTGCAGCGAATCAATATTGCCGTACAGCTGTTTCACCACCGCCGAACTGTCACCGAACGCGTCATCCAGCTCTTTTTGCGCCTTAAGGTTGCCCTCCAGACTCTTTCCGTATTTACCCTGTAACTTGATGAGCATGTCCGGCATCGAGAGCATATTTCCCTGCGCGTCTTTAAAGGACAGCCCCAGCTTTTTAGCGCCCTCCACCGCGCCATTCATAAACGACTCATAGGCACCGCTGGCCTCCGAGCCCAGACTGCGGCTCAGCTGCCCCAGCACGGCCAGCTGCTCATCGATCCCGATATTGAAGTTATTCCCGACGCCGCGCGCCCCTTCCATCAGGTCTTTGATGGCTCCCATTTCGACGCCGAATCGCTGGCGCATCACCGTCATTTTCCCGGCCAGTTGCTCAGCAAACTGCACCTTGCCCAGGCGGTCAGCGTCGCTTTTAAAGTTGGCGAACATCTGCCCCATAAACTCAGAGGTATCCTGAGAGGTGGCTTTCATCGCAAAGGCCAGGGTATTGGCGACTTTGGTCATCTTCGGCAGCTCTGTCGCCGTCAGACCGTCAATCGCCCCGTTAATCTGCGCCGTGGAGTTGACGAACTCGACGGCGCTTGCCCCGTATGTGGCGCTGAACAGCAGCGCATCACGCTGGATGGTTTTCAGGGATGTGCTGTCGATACCCCGCGCGGAAGCCTCGTTAAGCGCATCAAACATTTCGATAGCCGGTGAGAGTGCGCCGCGCACAGTCTGCGCGACACCCCACATGGCCAGCGCGCCCACGCCAATACGTTTAAACGCATCTTTTGATTTATCAGCAAAATCCGTCACCGACGCCTGCGCCTGTTTTAACGGGCGTGTCAATTTGTCGATAAGGCTTAATGTAAAATCCAGTTGTCTCATTATGAGCCTTTAAACGCGGTTCCAATTCCATTGGCCACCGCTACTTTCATATTTTCCCAGTAGCGGTTATCGAGCCAGACGGCAGCGGCGATATCATCAATATTATCCTCCCCGTGGGGGAGGTAATGGCGGCGTAATATTACGTACTGGCTGAGTCCATTCGATTCAATCGCATGGACTCGCGCCGTTAGTTTTTTACTTCGATTTCCAGTTCAGGCGCGTAAATTTCATTTACTTTCGCAACCAGCTGCAGCGGCACGCCCGGACGGGTAATAAAATCTTCCAGCGCCGACTTACTTTCCGTTGCCACGATACGTTTTAAATAACTGACCGCCGGGGCGACTTTGTTATCCATCGACATATCGTTAATGAACTTGTTATAGGCGGTCACGTTCGGCTCAAATACCAGCTCAACCCCTGCAATAGCTAATTTAATTTTCTCGCTCATTTAATTCTTCTCTCTGGTTAATTTCATCCACGAGCGTGTTATGTCGCGCCGCGCAGACGGAATATAAATCCTGATAATTAAGTAACGCCCCGGCGACCAATGCCCCGGTGACTCCCTCAAGGCGCGGCAGTTCCTCCGGGCACTTTGTTTTGAGGTTTTCCTGATAGGGCACGCCCGGCTCTGGCTGCGGTTTCGTTGAACATGCTGACAAACTCATCAGACACGCACACGTTAGTAAAAACCGGCTTAACCATTTCGGTGCGAATTTCACGCGGCTGCGCATTGGCCAGCGCCTCCAGTTTGTTTTCCAGACTGCGCGCTGACTCGCTGGCAATGGTCTGCGTGGTGGCGCGGGTTTTGTTTGCCGCTGCCGTTGCCGCCGTGGTGATCGATAACTCCAGGCTGTCACGCCGCCAGTCAGCGGTAAGCCAGCCCCAGACGAACGCCACCGCAACCACAATTAACCACTGGCCAGTTGTCATCAGCGCACCCCGTTGTGTTCCAGGCTGAAATGGTTGCCGTCCGGGTTGGACTTGAAGCGCCCGCCCCAGCTACCGCCCAGCGACTCCCAGTATTCACCCAGCGGCAGATACGCTTCGCTTTTGTCCTGGTACTGCCCGTTAATGAACAGGTTAAAGTCCACGGCCAGGCGCTGGGTGTGCAGGCTGTTCGCGAGCCCGCTGCCCTTTTTCGCGTTCAGTGCCGCCTGTTCCGGCGTGCGGTAGGCTTCGCCATACGTCAGGCGGTAGCCGTGGTTTTCAGCCCACAACACCAGATTGGCCACCATGATGGTGAACAGCTGCTGTTTTTCGCTCAGTGTCATTGTGCTTCGCTCCGTTCCTTTTTCCCGGCTGCGCGACGGCGCAACCACAATTCAACTGCCTGATAACCGGCAATACCCAGCGCCGCCCCCAGCCCCTGAATTGCCAGGGGGTTGGCGTTCGGAATTTGAATCAGCGCAGCCCCGGCCATCACAGACACAAAGCTGCCCAGGATCACGCGCCCCGCAAAATGGCGCAGCGTGATTGGATCATCACCAGACAGCACCTTGCCGATAGCAATCAGGGCTCCGATTAACAGCAGTGAAAAGAGGCTTTTTTCATGTTCCTGCATGGTGTGCCTTAACCGATCAGGTTTTCCGTGGCTTCCGCTTCCAGATACGGGATGCCGTCGATGTTGATAAAACGCGGGTCAGTCACGACAAACTTAAATTTGCGTGTGGATACCGCGCCCCCTTTGGGGTCGATGTTCAGGAGGCTGGAGAGATTCAGCTTGCAGCCGAACGCCTCAACCTTGATTTCTTCATCGCCCGCTTTTGCGTAGAACAGGAGATCGAGCGGCGGGATACCGCGCCATGATCCGTTCTGCTGCGCACGCGCCTTGAGCACCGCAACGGCTTTTGTTGCCAGCTCAAGCTCACCCTCTGCCGTCACGTCACCATCAACGTAACCATCCGGCACGCCGTGCGTGGTGGCCGCTGTCGTGTTGTCGGTAATGTCCAGGGTACACGCCTCGACGTGTACCAGATCGCCGTCCACATAGACGTCAAACGACATACCTGAAATACGTTTGGTCATGAGCTGGCCTCCGTGTTCTGGTCAAGCAGCAGGCTGATCGTGATTTGCAGCGGCACTTCATACGTGCGAACCACGATGTAAATCTCGACGTGCTTTTTCGTTTTCCAGACGATCTGCACATCCCCGTCCTGCGGTGGCTTCGTTTCGCCAGGGAACAACACCCCGTTAATCTCAGCCGCTTTCGACATTTCCCGCAGCGGGCGCGCAAAAAGCGTCTGGTGCGCGGCAATACTGCCCGGTGTGCTGTTCAGCGAACGATCCCCGATTTTTCCGATGGCCAGCAGACGAACCCGGCGCGCCGCTTTATCAGCAATACGTACCGTCTCAATCGACTGGTAATCGCCGCCCTCAACGTCCAGCGTGCGCCCGTCAGACCAGTAAATGCCGTCGTAATCGGGATACCACATCGCCACGCTGAAACGCTGCGATTCCAGCGCCTGCAACGTCGCAATCTCAATCGTTTTACCCGTGCCATCCTTAGGCAGATCGTCACTGCCCAGACTCAGCAGCGCCCCGGTTTTTACGCGCGCCGGGCTGTCAGCGATAGTGACAGCACGGTTACACAGCCGCCCGGCCAGCACGCCCGGCTCGTTACCCCAGATACGGGGAACCAGCTGCACCGCCTTTTCTGCAATGCCCGCCTGTAGCGCAGAAAGTCGCGCCAGATATTCCGCCTGGTCTTCATCAGGCTGGAATCCTTCGACGGCCAGCGCGAACCACACCCAGCGCCCAAACTTCGCAATCAGGTTTGAGCGCAGCGTGGCGGCATCGTTGATCGTTGTCTTCGCACTAACGTCATCGCAGAGCACGACACCTTCAACCGAACAGGAAACCTGCGCCGCGATAACGGCATCCACCCAGTCTTTTTCCGCCGCGTCTTCGGGCAGGGCGTGAACAAACGCCCACCAGTTCTGCCCGGCGTTGGCCTGGGCTGCGATCAGATCGCTTTTCAGCGGCGAATCTTCCTCACCCAGCACGGCATCAAAGTCCGTCTGCGCGTTCACCGCGATGGTTTTTCCGGTGTTGGTCGTACCTTTTCCGATAAACAGCGCCGCGCGTTCGACTTCCGTCACCTCGCCCAGCAACTGATTTACCTGGTTCACATCCACTAACGGCCAGGTCATGAATTACCCCTTATGTCCTGCGCGTTCACGTCCCAGCCAAAGCCGATGGCCTGCAGCTGGCGCGCCAGCGCCTTGTTAAACTCTTCATCGCTCATGCCGAGGAAGGCACGGGCGGGCAGATCAATCGTCCAGCTGTTTTTCACCGTTTTGCCGAGCAGCTTGCGGATCAGCAATCCGGCCTGGTCGTAACTCATGGTTTCCATCAGCTGCTTGTACGTGGGCTTAACCATCCGCTTGCCCCGCTTCACCTGATAACCCAGTGACCGCAGTTTTTTGGCCTGCGACACCGTGGCCATCTTTCCGGTGTTACTCCCCCGCGCCTTGCCGCTGCGGTTAATGCGCATCGTCATGCCGTTCTGCTGCGCGTACCCCACCACCCCGGCCGGAACCGGCATTTCACCGTTGCGGTATGCACCGCCCTGCAGGTACACCCGAACGGCGGCGATTTCCGGCATTTCCCGGATGTGCAGCAGCTTCGGCATGTTGCGCAGCATCTTTCCCCTGCGCTTTGTCCTGCGCCCCGGCCACGGCTGACCATCCGGTGACTGCTGGTTACGGACGTTGCGTTTAGCCGCGGCAATCAGTCCGTATTTCGCCAGGCGCCACAGCAACCGCTGGCGCTTTTTGGGCGGCAGTTCCAGGCTGGCCAGCGCCTGCCGCAGTTCGGCCAGCTGCTTTTTATTCAGCTCACCGCCCGCAAACATCAGGCGTCACCCACAGGTGCGCCAGCGGGATCGGTACTGAATACCGTCGCACTGAATGCCGTCAACACCTCCGGGTCAACTAGTGACCAGCGTTCACCTCGCCACGGGACAGCGCCGTTTTCGTCCTGGCGGATCACCAGTTCTTCAACCAGCGGTATGGTCAGCACTACCACGGCGGTTTCCTCATCCTCCGGGGATACATCCCAGTCCGGTTCGGCATCCGTGATACCCAGCTCATCCATCACGGCGCTGCCGTAGTCATCCAGCCAGGCTTCCATCAGCGAAACCAGCAGCTGCGGCGGGCAAAGCCGGTACGGGAAACGCTCCCAGGCCAGCTGCGCGCTGTAGCGAATCACCGCCTGGCGGTACTGCCCCAGCCCCAAATCTTTTGCGGCCGGAATAATGCGCATTTCATCAATCAGGCTGGTAAAGCCCTGCATGGCGCGCTCAGGCACATTTGCCCGGAAAAAAGCGGTCAGTGACTCCAGCTGCGTTTCACTCATACCTTGCTCACCGTTACCCGTTTCAGCCCTTTAATCAGCCGGATAGTGACGGAGGACTCCGCCAGTAACCCGGCGCGGGTTTCCTCGCTCTCCTGCCCCGGATGGCTGTCACGCCGCCCGATGGTGGCGAACTCACCCAGTAAATCGGCCTTAGCGCGGGCAAACACAGCTTTGGTGTACTGCGCGCAAAGCCCGTTAATTCCGCCGAGGCTGACACCCGGCACGCTTGCCGCAGTGGCATGACCTGCCGCCCGGTGCTTTTCCTCCACAGAGGCCAGTCCCGCATTTACCTCCGTTACCGCCGCCAGTAATGCCTGGCCAACGGTTCCCGCGTCCATATCGGGCGGAATGGCGCGCGCCGCCTGAAAATCTTTAAGGTTCAGGTCTGGCCAGAAGCCGTTATTGGTCAACGGCTCATCGTTGTAGTTGATCGGATTCCCGCTAAACATGGCTCCCCCGAAAAAGGCGGGCTGACCGGAGTCCACGGCACAAAGCACATCGTGCGTTGCCCTCATCCGCGCCCGCCCGGCTTGCGGTAGACGTTATTGTCCTTTTGCCAGGCTGCGCAGGCGCGCCGCAATCTGGTTGCGCATCGTCCCCACGCCCACCCGCTTATAAAGTTTCTCCGCCGTCGCCAGCAGCACAGCAGCTTTTTCCAGCGTTTTCGCATCCTCCACCGCCGTGGCGCGGGGCTGGCCACTGTCATCACGCAGCAGCAGCAGCCCGGCGAACTTGAACCACTTCGCTGTGATTTCTTCGTGCAGCC